GCGCTGGGTCGTCAGCCACTTCACTATCTGTGTAATCTACGGTAAATAGGTACTTAGCAGGGTAAAACTCACCATCTACTTTAGCTATCCACGGTGCGGGTGAAGCACGTTCTATCTTATACACAGAGTGATGGTGAGACATGCAGTCCCAAGGTTGTGCTACATAAGATGGTAGTTCTGTAGGCCACTCCTCGTATGGTGTGTCTGCTACAAGAGCTGTAAGGGGCATTCTAGCCCACATAGCTCCGCCATGAACATTTGGTTCGTCAGTATCGTCAGACTCGCAACCAGTAAATATTACTTGGAAGCTAAGAGTGCGATTAGGCATTGTTGTTACTGCGACTACCATAACGTGTAAAAATTCTCCGTGATAATCCTCTAAGTTCTTCGTGTACTCTCTGCGAACCCATGCTTTGAAATAGGGTATGTTACTTTGTAGATATGCCATCCTTCTTTTTTCTCTCCTTTGCCGCCTTCTTTTTTCTTTTTTGTGATAGTTTAGACATTTTGTTTGGCGGATTTCTTAGTTGTTGACCCATGTTTGCTCTACTAATAGTCATCTAGCAATTCCACTTCCGTAAGCTCTTGTTTATACGACTGTTAGGATCATTAGCTGTCTTAGAGCTAGTATTACGCTTCTTCATGCCCTTCATACGAGCGCAGAACGATTTGCGGCGGTTAGCAGCCTTAGAACCTTTTTTCAGCTTGCTTGGTTTCGTAGTGACAGCAGTTTTTAATTTACTACCGGGATTAGCCTTACGATAACTAGCAACACCTTTTTTGTTCAGGCCACCAGACTCACTCTTGCCTTCTTTTCTAGTCCAAGCAGGAGACTTTGTACTCCCACCAGACTTGAAGTATCTACGCATAGAAGAATGTCATCATGTCAATGGTAGCAACTGTATACTGCACAGTCATACCGTCTTTAAACAACGCTCCTTCTCCGGGTACTGAGTGAGAAACAGTAGCGTTATCAGTGCCTATAGTACGGGACTTAAACAAGACTGTGCCAGACTCAGGCGTACCGTCAAAGTGGTTAACCACTCCTGTTGAACCGCCAGAGACGATAGAAAAACCCTTTAACCTAACACGGTTAGAACCTTGAAGTGCTTGTGCGCACAATGATCCAGAACCAACTGTAATGTTTGCAGCATACTTAGCAGAGCATTCAACTGCACTGACTGTTAAAAATAATTTAGTTCCTGCAACTGCTTCAGCCGAGCCTGTTGAAGTTATAACCTCGGTCATTGCATTACCAAAAACGTCAGTTCCTGTAATTGTACAAGTTTTTGCGTTATCGCCTGTTCCAGCCGTTGTGACAGTTACGTTTCTAGCACCGCCACCTAAAAAAGTGGTTGCTGCCATAGTCGCTGATGTGTCTGGTCTTGCTGCTGTAACCAACCGATCTGGGTCGGCAGCGTTTTCGTCACTAATAAATACAGGGGTGACGTCAGAATGTGCTGAATGACTCATGTCAATCTCCTTTATAAAGGGTGGGGCGTTAACCCCACCAAATTAATAATTACGCAATCTGAACGTACTCAATAATGAATGTGAACGATCCTGCTGTTGTTGCATCCACTGTATTAGTGATGTTGCAGAAAATAGTTCTTTCGGCGTCTGTATACTGAACAGAGGCTGGGGCTGTTGTCCCATCTTGCGTCTGAAGAACTAATGCAGTCACCGTTACGTTGTGCGCAACAACAGTTGTACCAGCATCCAGTATTTCGTCTGTCTGAGCCGCAACAATTTGTGCGCCAGAAGAAGATGTGCCAACTTCATAACCAATATCACCAGACCCAATAACTGGAGAAACGTCACAAAAAATCTTAATGTCTGTGATAATTGTATTCGCTGGCTGTGTGAACTCGCCAATAGTCGGGCTATCACCCGCTGTTGAGTTTACTGTAACGCCAGTGGCAAAGCCGACGTGCTTTACGAATTTGTTTGTTACAATTCCTGTTGAAGCTGTACTAGCTACAGTTGTAAAAGCACCAGTTGTTGCGCTTTTAGAGACAACTTGAAAACCGTTTTCAGAACGGACGGGACCGTTGAAAGTTGTATTAGCCATGATATACTCCTGTCTTGGCAAATGTCAGCCACATGATGTGACTGTCAGGGGGTACGTGCATTATACACAAAACAAAACAAAAAGAAAGGGGCTACCGCAGCAGCCCCCTCCTAAAACAAACTCTCCGAGGCTTACGCTCCGGGGGAACCAAAGATTCCAAGAGGATCAGATACACCAAACGAATAACGCTCACGAGCTTTGTAGCGGCTGTTGCCAGTATCAAAGTCAGCGTCCATCGAAGTAGCCATTGGGCTACGTGTGAAGTGCTTCAGACCGTTTGGAACATCAGTCATCAAGAACCAAGCGTCAGTGTCTGTCAGATAGTGGTTGACAGTATAACCGCCCGGAACAGAGCCGTTGTTACGGATAGCGTTAAGATCGTTGTCTGCAGTGCCTACGCGACCTTCTGTTTCCAACAAACGAGTTGCAACGAATTGCAGGTTCGGCGGAATCACAAGTTTCTTAGGTTTTGCAGCGATCAATAGGCCGCGCTCGTCTGTCCAACCTGCAATCTGAATGACAGCCGCCTCAAGGGAAGTTTCATTCAAGTCAGCAGCAGTTGCTGGTTCATTCGAGTTTGTCCCACCAGAAATCAGCGGGTGAGCAGTAGAGCAAAGCTCAACGCCGTCGCCGTAAGTGGTGCCGCTAGAAAAGGCGTTGTTCAGTATTGTCGCCGCCTTAACTTGTTTTGTGTACGCCATCGCACGAGCCAGTGCTTTAGTATAACGAGATGACAGTGAGTCATACAGGTTATCCTCAATAGCTTCCTCAGTAATAGAGAAACCCATTGCCACTGTTTCGTGTGTGTAGCGTGCGGTGAAAGCCTCTTGAGCATTGTCATATTCGATGGCAGAGCCTTCGTCTTTAACAGGTGCCGCTGAGAAACCTGAGAGTTTTGTTTCTTCCTCAAAAGAACGATCTGATGATTCTGATTCAAAAATCTCGGCATGCTCTTCACCGTATTTTGCATATTCCAAACCGAACAATGCGTTCAGGCCCGGGAGCAGCTCTTTAAGTAGCTGTGCGCGTGAAATAGCCATTAGTTAATCTCCTTATACGCCAACGGTGTGGTCATAACGATGATAACCAGCAGTAAACTTCACAAGAAATTCTGTGAAATTACCGGAGCTATCAACCGTGTCTGGCACAACGTCGATTACAGTGAATGGCAAGATAGATGTGACGTTGTTAATAAACACGCCCATACGACTGTTGCCTGTAGAAGTTAGTCCTGTATTAAGCACTAACTCAGCGTTACAAGAGATTGTAGTACCACGAGTCTTCGCCAGTGGCAAAAGACCAGTTGTTGCGCCGTCAGCAGTTGAACCTGTGCAATTAACAGCTTTGAAAATTACATTGGGGTCATCTACAACAATAGCTTCAATATCAGATGCTACAGTGCTTGCAGGATAGTTCTGCCTGAATGTTACTTGTCCTGTATTAGGGTCAGTAAAACTACATCCAAGGAAAACACCAATAACGCCAGCAACTGCTGAAGTATTGTTCTGCAGGGTGGTGATGATGACAGTACCGTCACTTGTGTACTGCACAACATCTCCGTAGAAGATTCCTGTTCCATAGTTGGAAGCAATAGGTATCTTGCGAGTAGAACCCGCGTAAGACCTGCCGCCAACCAAGCCAACAGGCTTTAGCCCATACGGGGCCGAGATAGTAGGATAAGCCATTTTAAGCTCCTAAGTGTTAAGTTCCTTTACCGAATGTTACTTTGGTCTTTCGATCATTGAACAACGGCATGCGAGGGTCATTTTCACGCATCAGGTTGTTGTCAACGGAACGCATTTGACTGTCCGTCTGGCTCTGAAAGTATTCGTTACGTTCGTCAACCATTTCAAATGGAGCTTTACAAAGCAACAATCCACCAATCACTACGTTATCTCTAAAACGCTCTTGTTCTATAGTAACCATAGAAATCTCTGGATGATCTGCTGCCTTTACAGGCTCCCAACCTTCACGTAATTTCGAGGAGACATTGGTAGCATCTACTTGGCCTTGATTAGAAACTCTAATCCATCGGAAACTGTAACCTGCTTGGGGATTTGGAGAGGGTAAAGTCTCCGGGCGCGTCCAAGCCTTTTTACGGACAGTTTTCTCACGTTTTTCTAATTCGCGGTCTATGCGGTTCTCAGCCATTTGCTTTCCTCATGTCTATTGCAACCTGTTTGGCGTATTGTTCGGGTGTCAAACCTAACTTCCTAGCGATTTGGACCTGAGTGCGTGTCAACGTCACTTTCTTTGGTGATGTACTCCGCGTTGCGGGAGCGACCACCTGTGTCTTTCGCTTCGGTTTTTCAGCATCCTCGAAATTATCGGGGAATACTTGACGCATACGAGTATCAATCGCCTCGTAGTATTCATCGCTTTGCGGACTTACGCCCTGTTTGACAAGTTTATTGTGCAACCCCAGCGCTAAACTTGTCATCTCATCGTCAGGACCGAACCACGAATTAGCTTTCTGCCAGTCTGCGGCCCGTGTATCAACTTGAGCTGGGGCGGTCTGTTCTACCTCTTGCTCTACAGGTTTTTCTTCTTCCTGTAAAGTAGGTAATTTGAAGTTTGCTAGTCTTTCGGACTTTAACTTAGCATTGGTTAAGTTATCTTGTGCTTCTAACACTGCATCGGAGTCACCAGACTCGTATGCTTCCTTATACGCACGTTTTGCGTTTTCAGATTCAATCGAAGCGTTTTTCTTTGCTTGTTCTAGTAAAGCGGTCTGGTTCTTAGTGACGTTACCTTTTAGCTTCTTATTTTCCTCCATAAGCTGCTGAGTAACGCGCTCAAGTTCCTGACTTTGCCTGTGAGCTTCCTCTTTAGCCCTACGCTCATCATGGTAACCCTTGCTGAAATGCTGAATACGCTTACGAACCTTATCAGAATAGTCTTCAAGCTCTTCATCCGTAACATCAGTAGGAGGCTCTGATGGTTTGCGGTTGCGATCAGCTTTCGGCGTATCATCGACAACTTCAACCTCAAGATCGTCATCAGGAGTATCTTCTTCACTCTCAACTTCAACTTCTGGTTCTTTAGTTTCTGCGAAATCCTCTTTAGTTTTCTTGCCTGAAACATCTATTTCCACCGCGCTAGTGTCTTCTATGTCGAGCGTCTTATCTTCTGGTTCGGGGAACTCAAATTCTACTTTTTGAAATGCCATGTCTATGCCCTCTGAATGCCTGTTGGATCGGTCACGACAGCCTCAATAGAGTCATCGTTCATAAGCCGATATTCGATACCGCCAATGGTAAAACGTGTTCCTGAGTTCATACGAAACATCACGTAATCGCCTTCCTTGCACCATGCTCCGGTGGGGAAACGCTCTTCGTCAGAATACGCTTGGTCACCCATGTCCACAACAAGTCCTATGATAGACATGATATGATCTTGGGTCTTGGCTGTTTCCGTCTTCAGGATTGATGTCCCTGAGACGGTTTCTTCAGGTTGAGGGAGGGCTACCAACACGCGGTAACCCACGGGTTTAGGTAGTTGTAGTTCTAATTCAGCATCGCTGATTTTAACTGCTTGTTCAGTCATCATCGTTTTCCATATAGTTCTTCGCAAGGTCTTCCACGTAGTTAATGCCAGCTTCGAGACCCCGAATTAAGCCGACAACCTCCTTGTATTGAGAGAAGTCTTTTGCTCCTCCTGTTCCAAGAAATTCCTGTGCAGAGGATTTATCACCCTCGAGTTTAGTTTTAAGCACGTCAAAGACGGTTTTTGCCATATTTACTGATTACCTCCAGAGTTACGGTCAGGCTTTGCCCGATCCGCTTCTAATTCAAGTTTAGCGTTAGACACGCGCCTGTCCGAGGCCATCTTAACGCCGTCCTTCTGTGCGTTTAGCATAACTTCTTTCTCGTCCAGCTTCAGGCGTTCAGCGGCAACATTGCCGTCCAGCAAAATCTTCTGCTCTTTTAGCTGCATCTCAAACTGCTTGATCTTCTGATCTGCTTGGTCATTAGCGGCCTTGCGTTGCTCTTCAGCTTGCTTGATCTGCAATTCAGCCTGTTTCATCTGAATGATCGGGTCTTTCTGTTTCTGCTGCGCTTCTTGTTGTGCTGCCTGCTGTTTGTTAGCCTGCGTGAGTTGCTTGCCTGCGTCTGCAACCAGACGTGACAGTTGTACTTCCATGTCCTCAGTCATCTGCTCATTCGGAGCAGGGAGTGGTGCGCCCAGTTTCTCTTCTATCTTCTTGCGATAAGAGAACCCAAGGTGTTCTGCTATGTGCGCTTGTAGTGAAGCCATAATCTGTTTGGCCTGTGGGTTTTGTCCAATAAGTTGAGCGACCATCGGGTCTTGCATGAACGACATGTGTGTAGCTATGTGCGCATCGTGGTCCTGATAGATGAACGCTTTCATCGGCTTACCTACCAAGGCATCCATGTTCTCGCTTATCGGATCGGCTGGCTTCGCGTCATCCTTAGTTGGAACAAGTTTATCTGCGTTTTTCACACCCAGCACTTCTATCATCTGACGATGCAACTGAGGCAGGTCGTATATCTGTGGAGCCTGCGCTGACATCTGCAACACTGTCTGATACTGCACAACGCGCTGGGCCATAGTAGAGTTGTTAGGGTCGCTGACAGGGATCACATCCACCATCATATAGTCTGACCGCTTGGCTCCTACTTCACCTCTGGACGGGATGTATGCGTATTCTGTAGGGGCATACTCAGCCATGATAGCCTTGAGCAGTTTAAACTCTTGCTTCATCGCATAGTGTACGCGTGCTTGCACAGCAGCCATAGGCTTGAGTGTGCGCTCTAGGAGAGCCAGTGTAGTGCCCACAGGAGCGTTGGCTGACATGTCTGATATGTCCATGTCACTGATAGCGCCTAGCCTACGTCCTTCAGTCGTAATTTGATTTAAGAGGGCAAGAAGAGTCTGGCTAGGTTCTTTGTAAGGAAGAGGCATAATGTTGTCACGAATAGACCCTGACGGTACATCTACATCTTTAAACTCACCGGGATTAATAGGAGAGTCGTCTCCCTTGATACGAAGCCCACGCGACTTCAAACCGCCGGGGAGGTTCGACAGTGTGCCTGCGTCAACCAGTTGCCGTATCAAGGAAGTTCCAGCACGGGCGTATCCACCAATGATGTGGATCAATCCAAGGCCGTAGAAGCCAAATCCCGGTACGTAATTGTAGTGGACGAAGTGTTGTCGCTTGAGGGTTAGTGAGTCGCCCTCCTCGTAGTTTCTACGGATAGACAACACCTCGCCACTTCCACGCTCAATAGTGACAACGTAAGGACGAGCAATCTCATCGTCGTCATCAATACCTTCAATAAGAAGGTCGGCATGTATCTCGTAAACAGCATAGCGGTCATCATCAGTGAGCGAGTAGCCCCCGTCTTCCGCTTTCTTTTCTTCTATGTCTGTATGGTAGGGTTCTGGGTCTCCGAGGTCTACGTCACGGTAGAACCCTCCAGCCTGCAGCTTCTTCAACTCGTTCTTTGTCTTACGCATTACGTGCGTTACACGCTCTGCAGCCTCAATGTTAGACGCACCATAAGGTACAATGACATCCTCTGCAGAAATATAGATAGCAGCCTGACGTCCTAGATTGGGGTCGTAGTATACCTTCTTAAACGCGGAACCTGCCAAACCAAGGCTGTACAGCATGCGCTCATGCTCTGGGCGATACTCTACCATATTCTCGGTAAGCTCGTAGTTCATGTCTGATTTAACGCGCTCTGCAGCCTCTGTCTTCTCTTGAGTCTCTTTCCCCAGCACCTTGGTCTTTACAGGGCCAGCGGCAGGCATAGTCTCACTCATAGTCTCTGCTTGGAACCGAATAGCTGCTTCGGCTAGTACAGTTGAATTAACACCGCAAGCACCATCCCACGGGTCTGTACGCTCCTCATACTTGAAACCCAGAACGTCCAGACCTTTTACAAACGTGTCCGCCCAGTCTTTGCGTCCTTCTATGTCGGTGTTTACCTGCCCAACAAGATCACTTGATAAAGTCTCAAGATCATTCTCTTCCATCAACTCGGCAAGGTTTGCACCAAACTCGGAAAAGTCCACCTCGTTACCGGGTATTATAGTAATCTCCATACTGCCATCTGATAAAGTAACAGACTCAGGGTCAACAATCTCAATCTCCATATCGGGGACTTCCATCTCCTCCATGTCGGTGATGCTGTCCTCTAACCCCTGCGGAGCTGCATATACACTTTTTTCAATAGCCATGTGTCACCTTCAATAATACCCGCCTCGGCGCTGTTTAAAATACTGTTGTTCTTCTGGTTCATCGCTAGGTAGCCGTATAAAGCCGCCCTGTCTAAAACGCATCAAAGCCATCACCGTTGAGTCTACAAGGTCATCATTACTCATAAATGGAAATCCTGCAATCTCTTCAACCACTTCTTCTGCCCACCTTGTCTGTGGAACCCAGCAAAGCCCAGATGCCACAATGTCTGCAACGGAGTTGAGTCTGGCTAACTTATCACCTGACCCTCTATGTGGTGTGTACTCAGACACTGGTAGACCCATACGCCGCATCTCTTGATACAAGGCTACACCAGAGCTTTTCTTCTCCACAATGAACGAGTCCGGTTCCCAGTCTTGATACTCTTCCATCGCAAGTTGTTTAAGTTCTGGGAACTCCATACGCTGTTTTATGCTATTTAACAATATAATATTGTACGCACTAGTCTCTTCGTTCAAGAATACACCCCATGTGGTAAGTGCTGTAAAGTCTGCACGGTTGTGTTTCTCGGCTGCGGCATCAAGTGACATGATAACATATTCACAGGACGGGGGTGTTTCTGGGGTCCACTCGTTCCACCACTCACGCTTGACTAACGCGGCCTCTTCTGTGGTTGGTTGCTGCTGATACTGCGAGTTCCACTGGAACACAGGCATAGAGGCTTTGGTACGCAGTAGTGCTTCTAGGTCAAAGAACTCAGGCCATAACGGTTTCTGAGTAGTCTTCTTTGTTTTCTTACTAACAACATCTAGTATAGCGGGGAACTCGACCACTTCATATTGATCCGCACGTTCATTCTTGCTCATATCACGTACCACACGGCCTGTGAGATCATCTAGGTGCCAACGTGTTTGTATGATAGCCACACGCCCTCCGGGCATAAGC